GTACACTCGAACTATTAGGAGCCTGTGTCTTACGTTAGATGGAACGTAAGGAAAGAAATCCCATGAGGTGAGTTTTGATACTGCTACAATCCTATGACTCTGTAACTGGATAGAGCTAAGCTGTAATGAACAGCAGTCGCGTGGCTTGAAACGTCGTGGCCTTTATCCCTAGTAGGCTAACCGGAAATAAAAAGCTCCCCCCGGTGAAACGGAGTGTCCCCCGACCAATGAGGTGGCCTGGTCAGCCCTTCGCGTCCTTGGACGCGTCGCTATGCCCGTCTCGGCCTAACTTATCCGCTTTTGCGGGTGAGGGTGGCCAAGATGTGCGGTATCGTGAGGTACCGAACCGGACCGTAACCACGGATAATGAGATGAATTCGACCGGCAGCTCAACCCCCTTTACGAGTAGTTACGACACACCATCTGTTGATGGTACTTGTCGTGTGACCCCCCCCTCTAGTCCTGAAATTTTTGGACGCCAATCCCACGAAAAATGGGACATCATCACTGAACCAGTAGTCGCTGTAGCCTTCGGTAGAGTTGTTACTTCAATGGTTTCTCGGGACATGGTGAATATTTACGGTATTAAAACCGTTGGAAATATTCCGTTCCTGAATGTACCTGAACGCCCCCAAACTCGCCGTCCGATTATGCGGACTCCCAGGAGACGCATTCCAGCACTTCCCCCAAAAATTGTTCGTGACTTTGATGATGAGCTTAATGCTCATTTGGCACACCCTGATTTTTATCAGGACCACCGAACCCCCAAGCATCGGCCTAAGAGCGATCGATTTCATAAGCGTGTGAGGTATTTGCGTGCTGTGGCACGCAACAACGCTTTTGAAGCAGAGATGGCTACTCACCATCTGCTCGAGTCCTACGGTGATGGGTATGTTAAGACATGTGATTTGCATAACCAAGGACTTGCCGAAATTTTTTCTAGTCAGCGTCAGACGTTGAGAGGAGCCGTTCAATCGGCTCAACGTCTTCGACTTTTTCAGGACGCAATTGCGTATAAGTCTTCGAGCCCTTCGAACATGACATCAAATCTCGTTAGTCGGTTTGAAGATTTAGTTGCTTTTTTCACAAATGTGGCCAATAGTAGAAATCTTTTGGGTTTTGCTTCAGCACTGCACTTGTATGTTCGTACTTTTTATACAGGTTCTGTGGCACAAGCAATTATGGATAAGGTTGCTTTGGTTTTTGACAAAGGATGTGGCTCATTTTCCCGTTTGTTAGAACAACTCAAAACCTATTCTGTCCAAGAGATTGCGCATGGAAGACACGAAACTGACTTGACGAACCAAGGCCTCGCCGAGGATTGGAACATTGCTGAGATTAAAGCTTGTTTCAAAAATTGGAGAGGTTTCCATCAAACAACCTTCGGCCAAAAACTCGGTAATATTGTGAGTATTTTGGTTACATTTGGTATGTGCCCTGATTTTGAGAAAAATCCTTTGAAGATTGGTGCCTTTGAAATTTTTAAGGCTAAAGTTTGGGATACTCAAAACAAGAGTAACGATTTCATCGATATGATCATCGATACATTGATCTTTTTCGTTGAACGAGGTGTTGCCGCTTTTGAAGCTGGAGATATGTCGCTTTTGTTATATGATGACGCTGAAGCGGCTCGTATTGAACTTGAGTACGCCACTTTAACAGCTGCGATGCCTGCCATTACGTCTGGTAGGTTATCTGAATTGAAGGACAAACAAGGTTTCAAGGATGTTAACGATTTTGAGGTCCGCTTGGACAATTTGCTTCGTACTATGCAAGGAAAAATTGTCGCGGAGAAGAAAAATCAGCATGCTCGTGCTGTATTTACTGCACGGTATGTTGTCCTCAAGAAATTGGAGACTGAATTGATTATGCTTCAGAAACGATCACCAGTCAAGGATGCACCATTTGCCATTATGGTCCATAGTGGGTCTATGATGGCGAAGACGACTGTTACCAATGTACTGGCCAAGACAATCTTGGAAGGGAATGGATTCCAATCCACGAAGGAATTTATTGTGTTCATGAATGATAATGATAAATACGAAACTGAAATTCAAGCGTGGCACACTTGTGTTATCCTTGATGATTTTGGAAATACTGCTCCACAGCATTATTCTGAATCTCCATTGAATCGTATCATTTCTTTGAAAAATAATATTCCCAAAGCTGCGCTTAAAGCTGACGTGGATTCAAAAGGAAATGTTATTCCACGACCCAAATTGTTGATTATTCCTACGAATGTGCGCCATTTGCACGCCTACGTTTTCTCTGCTGAACCCGCTTCTATATTGAGACGTATGGATTACGTTGTCGACTTATTCTTGAAACCAGGATACGTAGACCATTCAACAGGAGGAATTGACACTGCGAAAATAGAGGGACAATTTTGTCCCGATGCGTGGGATATTCGTGTTTCCCATTACAAGATTGTTCGCAACGAAGGTAAGCTTGACACTGTATTGGAGGTTGTTGATCTTGATAAAGCTTCATTACAAGAGGTGCGGATGTTTCTTTTGGAGAAATCCAAAGAATTTTATCGCCGCCAGAAAGAATATGTAAGCTTTACGGAAGAGATGTTTGACACTGGTTTTTGCGAACATCTCTATCCGCCGTCCCAATGCCCCAAGTGCAGTGTACCTGAACCGATGAGGGTACCACTTGACGATGATGAGATTAAACTTGGTAGTTTGTCTGATCATGCTTTGGACAAGAAGAGTAAACATCATTCTTTGCCGTCCCAAACCGTAGCAAGTTGCATTTCTTGTGCGTCGGAGGATGAACCTCCTCCGTTGATGTTTAAATGCACATGTGGGGAATTCCATGTGAAATTGAATTCCAATGAGATCGAAGCGAGCGTGTGCACGCAACAACCCGGTTGGTGCGATCGCTGTCAAACCCATCATGATGTTCCGGCAACCGGAACACTTGATTTGGGTCAAAGGAGTGCCCTTCGATGTCACTACAAGACTGATGTGTATTGTCGTGCCTGTCACGCAGTGCACCCTCCTAATCCTGTGGAATTGGACAATCAGGGATTTTCAGACTTTATGGATAGATTTTCTTCTCAAGCAGATAATGCTTTGAGTAAAGATCCATTTTTGAATCCTTTGAGTGTGTTTTCTGAGGCTGAACTGGCAGAGGCTCGGCGAGTCAAACCAAAAACTTTATTTGAGACGTTGGTTGATAAATACGTTGAAAATAAGATCGAGGAAACTGTGAATTCTTCTGTCAAATTTTTCGAAAATTTGGGAGAACAAATCCAACATTCTCTATCACTTGGTTCGATTCGAGAAGCCTTTGAAAGACATAAAGTGGAAGTGCTTGGTATCCTTATTGGCGCTTCTGCTATGGCAGCATTGATTTTTGCTGTAAAGGCCTTTAGAACTATGGCTCGAGAAGCAGAGCTAATTACACACAGTGAAGAAGTCTCTCAATCCGCAACGCCTGTCCCTCAAGAGGGCGAAAAGATCAATCCATGGAAGCTTGTGTCGCCAGTTAAAATTGGCAAAACCTTGGAATCTGAGACTGCCACCCTTAAACAGTTGGAAGCACTTGTCGAGAAACATATTGCCATTGTTGATATTATCAAACCTGGCGAGAACAAGTTGAGTCGGTGCAATATTATTCCATATAAAGGAAATGTGTGGTTATTACCGAAACACATGGTTATCGATGGTGAGATGACGTTTCGAGTGGAGAAAGATTCGCCAACACATTTAGGGCAACGTTTTTCCCAAAGCGTTTCCAAGAATGATTGGGTTGAAGTACCTGGCGATTTTGTCTTGGTCCGCCTGATCAATGGTGGTCCTCAACCAGATCTGTCAAAGTTTTTTGCGACCGACAATGATTGGAAACTCACTGACAAACTCTTCACACGGTTTATTTGTAAGAGATATGTTGGTGATACCAGTACAGACGATCGTAAACTTGAGGTTTTTGATACTACAGTGCGTTTGTTGTCCAAGGAACGATTCAACGGGAAAAACCTCCATAGATCATTTGAGGGTGTTTCATATGAATTGCCAATTCCCACTGCCCATGGAATGTGCATGGCACCATTGTTAACGTGTCAACTTAAGCCGTGTATTCTCGGATTCCACATTGCTGGTAAAACTGGAAAGAACTATGGCGTGGCTTCTTTACCGAAGATGTCAGATCTCAAAAAGGCTTTTGCCGAATTGAGTAATGATGGCTTGGTTTGCCATAGTGCCACTGACTTGATCACACAGAAGTTTGGTATTGATTATACACCGACAGAAAGTGTACCGCGGTATCATAGCGTGAATTATTTAGCTGCAGATGCTGAAGGTCAGAATCCTAGTGCAGTCGTTTATGGTGCGCATCCCAAGGGTTCTGTCAAATTCAAGTCGAGTGTTCACAAGTCCGTTATTTCTGATGATGTGGAAAAACATTTAGGATTACCTCGGATTCATGGTGCCCCCTCTCACTATAAAATTTGGAGGCACTGGCATCGTGACCTGGATCAAATGACTCACCCTAAGGGTTTGTTCGAAGCTCCCACAATGGATCGCGCTCATGCAGATTTGAAAGCTAAGTGGAGGAAATATTGCGACGAACATCCTGAAGAGGTTGCTCTTCTGAAACCGTATCCCAAAGAAGTTGTTATTAATGGAGCTGATGGTGTTAATTCAGTGGATCGTATTGATGCGAATACTTCGATGGGATGGCCTCTCAACAAAGCCAAAAAACACTTTATGAAAGAGTGTGAAGAGGCGTATCCTGGTATTTCGGTGAACATGGATTTCACTGATCCTGAAGTTTGGCAATGGGTTGAGTTTTTCGAAGATGAATTGGCTGCAGGTCGGCGCATTAATGCAATTTTCCGTGCGAATTTGAAAGATGAACCGACGAAATTTTCAAAGGACAAGATTCGAGTTTTCGCTGGGTGTGAAGTTGCTTTCACCTTGCTTGTGCGCAAGTACTTTTTGCCCATTGTTCGTTTGATCCAGAATTCTGATAATGAGTTGGAATGTGCTGTGGGTATCAATGCTACAAGTAAGGAGTGGACCAATCTGGCTAAGCGTCTTAAGAAATTTGATAGCACTCGGTTCTTCGCTGGAGATTACAAAGGTTTTGATAAGACTGTTACTATTGAAGCAATTTTTCGCGCTTTCAACGTCTTGATTGATGTGGCTGTTTATGCCCAGTGGTGTGAGCGATTCATCACCATTATGATTGGCATTGCTACTGAAATTTCACAGCCTTTGTACGAGTATGACGGGATTTTTATTTTGATCTTTGGGTCTAACCCGTCTGGTCATCCGTTGACAGTTATCATCAACAATTTAGTGAATGCCTTGTATATGCGATATGCATATTACAAGTTCCATCAAGGTGAGGAAAATATTCCACCTTTTGATGAGCGCATTTCACTGGCTTGTTATGGTGATGATAATGCAGGAGGGTTTCATCCTGATGAGACCCTCGGCATGAATGACATTGGACGTATTCTTGGTGAGTGTGGTATTACATACACTACTGCTGATAAGAAAACGATTGAAGTCGACGGGATTTCTTTTGAAGAATTATCTTTCTTGAAGCGTGGATTTGTGTGGGATGAGGAGTTAGGATATTATCTGGCACCACTTGAGGTTGATTCCATCTCCAAGTCACTTCACAACATGATGAAGAGGAAAGGTTCCGAAACCTTACCGGAGGTCATTGCTGCTAGTTCTATTTTGTCAGCAAACCGTGAGTTCTTTTTCCATGGACGTGAAGAATTTGAAAAACGTCACAAGCAATTGAAGAATTTGCTGGATACTAGGCCCGATATCGCACAATATGTCGGTGATTTGCCTGTTTACGACGATTTCAAGTTGGACTTTTTAGACGCTAAACCGAAGCGATCAATTCTTGATGAACCATTGATCGTGGATTTAGATTGCGGCGAAGTTCGCTTGAACTGAGCTGGATCCGTCGCGGTGACGTTAAAGGTCCCTCTCACCGGATGAAACCCTGGTGGAGTTTGTATATATTAAGCTAAAGAGTTTCTGTGTGTATATGGTTACGTGTATATTTTTTGTTTTTCTATATGTATGATTTATGTATTAACGCTTTGCACATATTGGTATAGATTTGTATTTATACCCCTATTTAGGGGAGGATTTCGCCAATCCAGTACATATAGGCGCGTTTCTGTGGGTAATACTAACCAGAACGTTGTATTTTTGTATTACTATTTCTTCTAACACCAATAAACCCGTGGAACACGGTTATGTTCCCCCTGAAGTCTCCCAAGATCAGAATGTGAAATTCTATGATGCAGAGGGAGGCGCTGCAGATACACGCGGCACCCCAAGCGATGCGCTTCGTGAGAGTGTTATGTCCTCCGATGCGCAATTGCAAGAGTTTTTCCAAC